CTGTATATAAGGGGCCATCGCGCATCTACTGGAACGAACTAACGGGAGGGGAGTGGCAACTCACCGAGGTGGGGAATAACAATTTCACCTACTCGTGGATTCTGGCGGCGAATGACCCGGACCAGCCGATCATCGCCGTGATGGGTCAGGGCGAGTACGGTACAAAGGCCGCAGCCAGAGCTAACGCTGAAAACGAGGTAGCATCCATTGTTTCGATGCTCACGATGGAGGAGTTCCACTTAATCGGAGGTGTTCTATACAAGGCATCGGACGGGAGCGCGAATACGTGGGCAGCGGCAATCATCAGTGACGCGCAGGGTCATGACTACTACGACCTTCGGTCTGCGTCTCTCGGGTCTGGATCGCCGCCGACGAGTCACGCTGGATTGTCGGATCGAAACGAGCCTGGATCGCACCCGGATAGCGCGGTTTCGCTGAGTGGTACACACAGCTACCTGTTGGCGGGCTTGTTCGATCTCGACGAGGCGATGACCGCTCTCGATGGTATCGACGCTGGTGATGTTCAACTAGGCTTTTCGTACTCTAACCTCTTGTTGGCGGCTGCTGACGTTGGCAACGCTATGACCGTCTTGGATGGTCTGGATGATTTGGATATCCCAGTGAACGACACGTTTACTGGAATGCTGGCTGGACTGGATTACATCGGGGAGGCGTTGAGTGAGATTGATGATTGGCGATCTGAGGGGATTCGGCTAGATAACAACACGTCTGTCGCTTTTGAGATCAACGGTGTTCCAGACTCCTATGTTGGTATCGGGTTCGACACAAATAACTATATGGTGTTTGCGAATGCTTGCAGGGCCTTGTTGCTTACCTCTACGCTAGAGTTTAACGGTGACGCAATGTTCCGGTACGACGACTTTGGGTTGAAGGGTAAGGATTCTGGGGACGCCACCCGGAACATGGCTGAGATTACAAGCGGGGATATCCTGACGATTGGGGATGCGGCCATCGGGCTGGCCCTGTATATGGGTGCGGATATGACGTTGAACGGTGGGGGGATGGTGCTCCCCAACACCGGGGTGTTGAGTGGCCGTAATTTTGCTGACGATGACGACATTCCGTTGGTCACGGTCGATTCGAGTGACAACTCGCTCTGGGGTGAGGCAGGCCAGGACAACTACTGGTACGGTTTCCAGAAGAATCCGTTCTACTACGACGGGGACGCTGAGGACGCAATCATCAGCGTCTTCAGTAAGACTTCGTCACAGGATGTCCTGTCCGTTAGTGATGAAAAAGATCTCCTGTTCCACACATCAATCATCCTTGATAACGCCGAGGGAGTTCAGGGCGAGGAGGTCGGTGGCGATGCCAAGAACCTGATCCAGCTTGACGGATCTGACATCGTCCGACTCGGGTACGCCGGGGCCAACTTCGCGCTTGAGGGAGTCATGGCCGAGGCGCTCTTCATTGATAACAGCATCTCTCTCTACCTGAAAGAGAATGGTGGGACGGACCGGGCTGTGTTCTACATGACGACCGGCGACGGTATCATGGTCGGGAACGCAAGCAATGAGATGAATCTCCGTGCCAACGGTACCATCGACGCCAACGACAACGACATCACCACGACCGGCGACATCGACGCCACCGAGATCGAGGCAGACCTCTTTCGCCATCGCGTAACGACAACCGTCAACGATAACACCTATACCGAGATCTTCAGGATGTTTGCATCCCTTGGAACCTCGGTGGGCGTCACAATTGAGTACCACGTCCAGGCTGTGGATGCCTCGAATAACATGGAATCCGAGACCGGGATCATGGCGATTACCGCACAGCACGACGCGACGAGTGCCCCGTTTCTGACCGGGAACATCCTGGCGGACCCGCAGGTCTTCGATACGATTGGCTCGCCGGATTGTAAATGGACCCAAGGATTCTCCGGGTCCGGGCATTCGCGGGTCAAGTTCAAGTGCGACTCGACCCTCACTTCACCCACAATCACCTGTTGGTTCACAGCCCGTGGCGCGAACAACCAAACATTCACATGGAGTATCTAAAATGGCAGACGCAACTATCACCGTTGAAACCGGGGCGCAAAGCACCTCGTTCACTATTCCCGATGCCGCTGTACAGCGCATTATCCCGATGGTCGTGGCTGAATACACTCAGCACGCGCCGGGAGAGAACCCCACGACGATTCAGCGGTTTGCTGCTGGACTGTGGTTCCATTTGAAGCGCGACACCCTGAGGTACGAGCGCCAGAACTACACGCCCGACGCTATCGACATGGGAAGTGGTCCTGAGTCCGCATAAAACCTAAAAAGCGGGTTTATTAGATTGAGGCTCTCTGCCTCCATAAGGGATTACCAACATGGCAACGGCTAATGGCGAAGTGGCTCTAGAAGATCTCCGGAAACTCACAGACAGGCTCCACGCACGGGTGGGCGACCCAGACATGGTGTGGCCCCTCCAGCGCGGTGCGAACGTTGATGCTTACCGGTTGCATAGGGAACCCCGTGTCGCCGTTCTACGGGCCTGTGTGGAGATGGGAAGCCCATTTCCACGCCACATCCATGGTGAGCGTGAGTTCATCATCGTGTACGACGGTCGTCTGGGTTGGAAAATCCATGACAGACCCCCAGAGGAGATTGGTCCTGAAGGCTTCGACCTCACCGTAGACGACATGGATGGTATTCTGGAATCGGGCGATATTCTTACTGTTGAAGCAGGCACCCCTCACTCCGTTATGGCCGTCGATGACGACTGTTGGGTCATTGCTGTTACCGTACCCGCATCTGAGGCATTTTAATGGACAAGACTGTATCCGAACTCACGGAAATTGTGGAAACTCTCGTTCGTTCTCACCAGAACAAATGGGAGGAGCACAAAGATGTCCAAGATTGGTCCGAGGGGGTGTTTCGTGCCCTCAAGGTGACCCAGGACGACGTGACTGTCGTGAAGAAGGACGTGAAGGAGCTTACAGCGGCTACTGCTGCGATGAACACTGCCGTTGAGCTGCTGAAGAGTGATCATCTGCACTCCGCAGAACGCTGGAAAGAACTCAAGGAGATCCTCTTCAACCTCCAAGAGAATGGCTGCGATGTATACGCTCGCCACCGCGCTTTGGACGCGGAGAAGACGAAGGCCGAGGCCGTCGAAGAGCACGAGGCTGCTCAGGCTGCTGCTCAGGCTGCTGCTCAGACGAAAGAGAAAGCGCCTAAAACTGGACGCACGGTGTGGGATATCATCTCTAGTTGGACGCCAACGAATATCGCACTCGCGAGTATCATCGCTCTTATGGTGCTGATCTTGATGTACCACGACAAGATCTTGAAGATTCTCCAGGCGCTCTAGTTGACAGCATCACGGTTTCCAGCTACTATGCTGTGGCAGGAGGCGTGATGACAACTACCGTTACTTTCCACCATCCCGCAGGACATGCGCACCTGCACGCTGTTCTCTCCCTGAAGAAGATCATCATTCTCCCCGAAAGCGGGGTTTTTGAGGTCACCTACGGTGTGTGGGAGAACGAGTCAGCCCTACGATGCAACACGGAACCGCTACATGCAGGCTTCGTGACTTACCCCATCAGTGACTTCCCCACCATGCTCAGTGCGCTGTACAGGGTGAGCGACCTTATCATCGACAGTTTAGACACTGTGACTATTCCTAAGGAGGAAAATCAATGAGTAAGAACAAAATTCGCCGACCGAAGAAGAACGTGCCCCCGCTGCAAGCTGCTCCAACTGAGGCCCCGCAGGGACCGCCTGTCCAGCCCCTGGGAGACGACACCGAGTCGCTCGTTGGGGAGTGGAGACGGCTCCAGGGTTTGATCGCCAAGATCAACATCGACATCAAGGAGCACCAGGACAAGATGGCCGAGGCCGATAAGGCCATCAAGAACCTGCAAACTCAGGGTTATCAGATTATGGGCGCTTCTCAACAGGTCTCCCGTATCTTGGCCGGTAGGGGCGTAGACCCCAATAGCTACAGTACTCCTGAGGTTGTGGAGGCGGAAGAAGTTCCTGTGGGCGTTATTCCTCGAAAAACCGGTCCTGTGGCCGTCGAAGAGACGCATCTCCCTGAGCCACAAGAAGATGCGGGAGATTCGAGGCTCCAAGCACTGTCTCGGCGTTTCCAACGGTAGTTCTGAGTCGTGTGCTTTATTAGGTGTACGTTGAGTAACAGCCCAAAAAGGGCATAAGACTCTAGGAGGACATCATGAGCACATTCGATTATACACAGGAAGAACGGGCACGTGACGTGACTTCAGAGCACTACATGAAATTCTACATCGAGACCCCTATCGAGGATCTCACCGTCACGGTAGGTGACGAGGATTCCGAGACTGTTACAGTTACGGGTCAGATCACCGATCCTGCTGGTGACGCCATCAACGAGTCGCTGGTCGTTCGCGTGGTCATGTTCACGGATGCGAACTTCGACACTCCGGACGCAGCCATCGCCAACATCGATGTGACGGCTACAACTGGTGTTATCCTCAAGGAGAACTTTGCGGACATCGATCTGGAAGTTTTGACCGACGATACGGGTCTCTTCGTCCTCGTCTGGACGGACACAGACACCCAGACAGAATCGACCTTCCCACTGTTCATTCTCCCGAATGGCAAGGTGATCGAGGGTGCCGAGATCGCATTCGCTGCCTAATTAGGTAGTGGCGACTAAACTGGGATACTCGGGGGTCTTCGGACCCCCTTTTCCCGTGGGGGGATCATGTTCAAGGATCTCATCAGGCGCGTGAAGAAGCAGGGGGTGAAGATCATGGTTAAGATCCCTCTTACGCGGAGGATTCCGATGAACATTGACCGTGAGCCAGGGGACTTCGTGTGCAAAGCCGTGGAGCTGGCGATCCTCAAATCGCTACTTCGGAGAGCACTCGAAATCCTTGATGTTTACGCGGTTTCAGGACAGGTGCCGTTGTCCAAAGAGGCACTGAAAGAGTTGCTCGATGAGACTCGTCATCATCTTGGTAAGTAGTGTAACTACCAGATTTAGTGGTTGACACGTCCTTGACCCCCCATATATAGTGCTACGCATGGAGGGTGTATGTCATCTGGTTGGTTCAGTACTCTAGGTTGGTGGAAACAGCAGGACGCCTATGCTGCGTTCGATGCGTATCGCGCCGACCCAACACCGACGAAGCTGGATGAGGCTATTGTTTTGGCCCTGCCCATCATCCGGGTGGTCTACTCCACTCAAAAATTCAAAGTAACATACATGGGAGATGAGGACGACCTCATCTCCCATGCTGCTTACACGATCACCAAGGCCATCCCCAAGATGGCTACCAAGGACATCGTAAAACTAGATAGCCACCAGAAGTACATGCGGTACCTGTTCACCTGCGTTGTGAACGCCTTCTACCGTGAGTACGACGTGCTGCACGGTAAACACAACAAGCTCCAGAACCGTATCATTGAGATGCACAACGAGCCTGACACGTCTACGGTGCAGAACATCTACGTGGTGGAAGCGGAACTCACGTTGCAGAGGATCCCCAAGCAGCTCTTCGGGATCGCTGTGCAGTACATCCGCTTCGAAGGAAAACTTAGGCGTATCTGCGTGTATATCCTGGCTCAGATGATCCAGGGTCGAGAAATCGCGAAGTCCGTCCTTCAGCTTATGGGCTGTGATAATCGGAACTTCCTGGTCCAGTACTGCACGTTCATTCTCACCCAAGCATTCGTCCTCCTACGTGAACGCAAGCCCGAGACAAATGATCACCATATGGACATCGTCGGGATCAGCGTAGAAGAGAATGCCATGTTTGACGGAGACCTGGGCTATGCCTAGGTCGCAAATACTTATGGAGTACGCCCCAGGCGTCGTGGTTGACTTTAGATCGTCGCTCCAATATTTGAAACTGGACCAGCTCCGCGCTGGCCAACATTAAAACACCTCGGAGCCTCCCTTTAGTCACGTACATGCCTGGGGCGTTGTTTTCAACATGCCGGAACCCAGTTTACTTCCTCCCATTTTTAGGGAGCTGATCGACGCCGCAGACAACCTAGAGAAGCTCACCCCGGAGGCATGGGAGAGCTTCTATTCGGCTATTGGGGAGGACGAGAACCTACTCCCTGAGTTGGTCTGCGTACTCGGGCCGAACACATTTGAGACCCTCATCCGGTACTTCGGAGGCCAGACATTGAAGCTGCCTAAGCCGGGTGATATACTGCGCAAGGGAAAAGAGCATGACGCTTCCAGTGATGAGTGACCCAGATCTGTCTATGACCCAGCAGCTCACGACTGAGCTGCATATGGCTGTCTCCAGCGGGGAGGAAGTTACCCCAGAGCTGATCGCGTTGGCTGAGAACGTCATCCACGCACATCAGGTGTACGTTCAGCTCCTCTACGTGTCCATGGTCGTGGACAGGATCACGCAGCTCACCCACTACTTCGATGCGCTCGACTCCGTAATCGAAGTTCTTGACACCGAAGACCTCTCCGAGGCGTCTACCGGAGAGAAGATCCGGGCGGTTTCCGGTCTCAATCAGGCCATCAAAACTTCAGTTGAAGTCATCAACAACATGATGGCTTCCAAGGATGCTATCGGAATGATCACGGCGAACATGAAGGACACCTTCGGCGCAGCCGAGGTGATCTCCGAGGGTATGACTGCCGAGGGACAAGAAACGTTCCTCGCCAAGATGTCCTCACTCCCGGCGAACCAACGCCAGAGGATCCTCAGTGGTGCCGTTACCGCCATCCAAAAGGCGATGGCAGAAGGGACCGAGTAATGAGTCCGGACGAACTACGGGTCGCAGCCAAGGCAAAAAGACTCAGGCTTATCGGCTTGGAAGGAACCAAGCACGTCATCATGAAGAACAGCAAATATGGGGATGCTATCCGGAAAGTCGCCGCTAAGATGCTCGCCGACTACCCCGATGGTGTTCGCCCCGACCAGTACGCCGACCTCCTGTTGTGGGTCCGTGTGCAGGACAAGCTCACCCGTATCGGTTCGTACACCCCGGAGCGCCGTGAGGCTGACGAGGAGAGTCCCTGGTCCGACGTCCGAGGCTACGGTACGCTGGGCCAAGAGAAGGATCTCGACCCTTGTATTGAGGGCATCGAGCCGGGGAAGTATGATGTCTGAGTTGACCATCTGGCAGGCTGTTTTTCTTATCATGGTGGTGTCCACGGTGTGGACGGTAATCCTGATGTGGAAGTTCTCTCAGATGTACGCTGAGCGGTTCCAGAGCCTCACCACTATCTTCGTAGCCGCTATGGCTGAGAGGGATGCTGCGTTCCAGAAGTTCCGGGCACAGGCTGCTCGGGACTACATCATGGACGCCAGTACCTTCGACCAGAGTCTGGAGGACGTGTCTGACGTGATGCCCCCTTCAGCCGTGAACCTACCGGAAGGACCAGATGATGAACGCAAGACAGGAGATTAGTGCTGTCCTCACCGCCTTCCTAGGCGATGTTGCGGGTGGCTACGGGGAGCTTGTCACCAAGTCCATCCCCGAGATGAAGTTCAAACAGATCCTCGACGCCGTGTCTAAATCTAGGGCTATAGCGCGGGATAACCTTGTGCAGATCACCCGTGAGGCTGTCATCGAGGCCGTCGAGGCCGTGCAGCCTGACGAGATCCAGCCCGTGGATATGGTTGCCTCGCTTGTGCCCCCCGACAACATCGAGGCGTTGGGTATGCCCGCGCAGGCCCCGGTTGATGGGCTGATCCCCGTCAACGAGGCTGCGAACTACGTGGACCGTGCGCCCGCTGGTTCGGTACCAGACCTTGCTCCTGCGCAGTACCTCCCAGGCCATACCGGCGACGGCGCGGAAAACGCAGGGATGCCCTCAGGTGCCCCACCGCCTGCTCCAGGGGGCGGCATGTTTGACGTGGATGACGACGACGGGAGCTATCACCAGCCCCCGAAAATGACTCTCGCCGAAGAGTCGCGTATCGCGGCGGGACTACCCCAGAAGCTCAAGCGCCCCGTGGTTCACACAGGCCGTGGAGCACCGGGAGAAAAGATCGAGGGGGACTTGCCTGCTCCACCGCTCTTGCGGGCCGCGCAGGCGTCTCCTGTGGAGCCTTTGAAGGTTGAAGACCCTAATGCGGCCCTCCTCAACGCCCTAGCGGCTATCGAGGGCCTGCTCGTACCCCATATCGAGTCCAAAAACGCTGAGTTGGCCACCGTGGTTTGTGCTGTGCTGACCCACTTGTCCACAGCAAGAAGTGCTGCGGCCAGCATGACTGCACCATCTTCTGACGAAGATGATGTGGAGGAGGATGCGGCAAATGTCTGACGAAGAACGTGCCTACCTTGTCCTGGTTCGCGTGGTACTCATTGGCGGTTCGAGAGAAGCTATGGTCGATGTTTTCCCCGCTTCGTCTCATGTTGAAGCTGAGAACATGGCCCGTAACTCCATCATCCAGGCCCCCGAGGGGCAAGGGGTGATGTTCGGCGACAGGTTCCTACAGCCAGAGAGCGTAGCTGCCCTATCCGCTAAATCCCTGGCGGTTATTGACTTGTCGAAGGAAGATAATTACAAGTGGAAGGCGATGTTGGATTTATTCGTTACGATGGCGGGTGAAGGACAAGTAGATGGCCAGACGGAACAAGACAGATATTTCGAGAATTCTTCCGCAGATCCGAGCGGAGGACTGCACCCCAGAGGATGAACAACTCGTAGCTGAGTTGCTCGATTACATGCAGCAGGCCGGGAGTCTCGACGTTCTCGACGACATGTTTCTCGTGGATTACGACGAGAAGCCTGTCACCCCCTATGAATTCCTCAACTCCCAGTTCTACATGGGTGAGTTTATGGAGTCCCTCTACCCCAAGTGGAAAGAGGAGCTGCTCTATATCCTTGACTCAAAGAACGCCATCAACGAGTGGGTCGTCTACGGGTCTATTGGTACTGGAAAGACTTCTGCTGCCTGCGTAGCCCAGCTCTACAAGTTGTACTGGCTGACGTGCATGAAGTCACCCCAGAAACTCTTCGGGTTGGCCCCTCACTTCCCCGTGTACTTCGCCTTCTTCTCAGTCACCAAGGGTAAGGCCGAGGATGCGATCAACGCCAAGTTCCAGGGGCTGATGAACATGTCGCCCTACTTCCGTGAGAAACTCCCCAAGAACCAACGAAAGGTCTTCCTCCAGGGTGCCGCCAACATGTTCGGTGCTGGATACCGTGAGCACCCCAAGAAGGATGACCTCTTCGAGCTTATCCTGCCTCACAACCTTCACCTGCTGTTTGGTTCTCAGACGAACCACGCACTCTCCCTTGACGTCTTCTCGGCCACCCTGGACGAGATGAACTTCCGGTCCAAGAAGTCGCTCAAGGACGAAGATGATGAAAACTCGGCGAAGTCCCTGTACCATCAGGTCCGTACCCGTATTGAATCCCGTTTCGAGAACGCCGGGTTCAACCCTGGGCTGGTTATCAACATTTCCTCTGCGCGTTCCTCTGACTCCTTCGTTGAGCAGCGGATCAGAGAGGTGCGTGAGCGCGGGGTTAAGGGCGTTCATATCTCTGACTTTGCGTTGTGGGATGTGAAGCCTGGGCACTACGGCAAGGATCGGTTCCGCGTGTTCGTGGGATCCGGCTTCCGTAGCTCCCGTATCCTCATGCCTGGGGAGACCATCCCCGACATGAAGGACGGTGAGCAGATCATCAAGGTGCCTGAGACGTTCAGGGAGTCCTTCGAAACCAGTCTCGACGCCTCCATCCGTGACCTCGGCGGTGTGGCTACGGCCTCACTGAACAAGCTGTTCAAGCGCCGGGAGATGATCAAGGAGGCCAACGGTAACTACTCCAACCCAGTCCAGCCTGAGACCATCGAGATTGGCCTCCAGAGCGGGTTGGAGATCTCGGATTTCTTCGACGTAGACGAGGTCAGTCGGTTCGACAACGTTGCCCGCCACCTGAAGAACCACCCCCGCGCTGGACGGTTCATTCACGTTGACTTGGCGAAGAACGGTGACTGCTGCGGTATTACCAGTATTTGCATCCCGTTCTACTACGAAAAAAAGCTACCTCACACCGACGATAACACCACGGATATCACCCTCAAGTTGCCCTTCGTCTTCGTGGACTTCCACGTACGGATCAAGGCCCCGAAGATGGATGAGATCAGCTTCGAGAAGGTGCGTCAGTTCATCGTGTGGCTGAGGGACAACCTCAGGTACCCCATCATCCGGGTGTCCTATGACTCCTGGCAGTCTGTCCACTCGATCCAGCTCCTGAAGGAGAATGGGTTCGAGACTGAGACGTTCTCGGTGGACAGGACTGACGAGCCATACATGGAATTGCTCAACGCGTTCATCGAGAAACGGCTTATGAAGCCGCCCTTCGAGTATCTGGACGAGGAGTTGCGCAACCTGGAGCACGACATCAGAGCCGCAAAAGGTGCCGTGGATCACCCATCGGGAGAATCCAAGGATATCGCAGACTCCCTTGCAGGAGCGTATTACAACGCCCTCAGTTGGACACACAAGAACGGGTTTGGAGCTATTGGCTCACACATGGTCCAAGAGGCTATCCTTCCCGAGCTGTTTACAAAACACCCCAGTGAATACAAGGCTGCGAAGGTCTCAAAAGAGCTGGGTTACGACGAACCGGTACGCCACCAAGGTGGATATGATGGGGCATTCTACGGTGCCTCCCGCGCTGCAACCGGTTAGCCTGCTTTATTGTAGTGACTCGAAAGACCGGAGGTCTACCTATGAGCTTTCTGGAAAATCTGGACGAACATATTGATACGGCTCTCGGAGAAGGCGTTTTGCCCGATTCTGATCTCGTCGTAGAGATGGAAGTGCCGAATCAAAAACCTGGACCACAGGCCAGTGGCGATGAGAATGGCCCGAAGTCGGCCAAGGCGAAGTCCTTCCCCTGGATGGGAACTGACAAGCCGCCGAAGTTCCGCAGTCGCCCCAACCGCATCCCGCCTGCGAAGTTCCGCGACCAGAACAAGCAGTATCCCGCTGCGAAGTTCGGCGGTGCCGCACATGGTATGCACGAAGATGCAGTGACAGCGGTTCTCGCCGACCTGGAGTCGTTGCAGGACGCTGAAGAATAGAGGTTGCCCATGGCAACCTTGAAGGGTCGCGCTCAGCACAGGCTCTTCGCCGCTAAGAAGCGGGTACAAATTGCCCCGTTGAGCGTCGGTGATGTTAACGCCATTGCGTTCACCGTCCTACGGGGTTCTTCTAGTACCCTGTTGCGTACGGCGACGGAGTCTAAGGCTGGTAGGGCACAACACCCGGATCCTCGGGTGTTTGCCAACGCTATCACGTCTGTAGTCAACCACCGCAAGGGGAGCTTGTACGCATCCCTCGTGACGTCTATCGACACCCGAGGCGTCTTCCACCCGGAGCAGTTTGCAACTTCGGTGGCTCGTCTCGGTGTGGTGGATGACATTAAGTCCAAACTTTCCGCAGAGAACTACGGCACCCTGGGCGACCTGATCGCTACCCGTGCTCCCTTCTTCTGGGCTGATATGATCTCCAGCGAGATCACCATTGTCCGTAAGGAGGTTTCGAGTTTCATGGGCCGTCTCTTCGCGAAATTCCACGAGAGCGTGGATACCGACACCGCCGATGAACTACTTGAGTTCGCGTTGCACGATGCGGCTCTCGTAGCTATGTCGCCCAAGGCGCAGCTCATGCGTGGGGCATTGAACCTGGACGTGGCCGGATCTACCGATCAGGCTCTCCTCAGTGTATTCCGAAGACTGTCCCAGACCCAGCGTATGGGGCTGCTTAACCCTAATAGCAGTCTGGAAGCCACCTTCGAAACCTTCCACCAACATTTGATGACGAACCCGGTAGCTCTCCAGAAGTTGATCCCCAGGGCGAAGTTCGGAGGGAAACTTATCCCACCGAATAAGCTACAGCGGTTGTTCCGCGACCAGCAACTGGTGAGGAGATTGAGGGCGGCGTTCAAGGACGCCTATGACAAGCCCCGGCACGACGTTCAGATCGACCGTCTTTACCGGTCCATGAAAAGACTGAACGTACAGGGGGAGATCGCTCGGGCAGGGCGTACTCTGCTCAATATGAAGTTGAGTGAAGACTCAATTTCTGCTATAGTTAGCGGCATCGTTGGTTTGTTCTTCGCGTTCGCTGGAGATACCAAGGGTACCCGTTTTCCACAGATGAAGTCAATTAAGGGGTAAGCATGGGCAGTATCCGCACAGGCTTGATGAAATTTTCCGGGCTGGACAAGATCCTGCGGCAGGAGACTGCGGTAAGGGCGCAGCTCGGTGGTATCTCGACTCAGATGATCGGGAGCGACGACCTAGTTGGTGACTTGGCTGTTGTCGAAGAGGCTCTCAGCCAGTTCAACATGATCACTCGTATGCACCGTGAGCGCAAGATGCGCTACCGGGACTACGACGCCATGGACAACTACGGTGACGTCTCTGTTGCTCTCGATATCTACGCTGAAGAGGCCACGCAGAACGACCTCATCAAGGAGACCAACTTCTGGGCGACCGGAGACGGTGAGGTTGTCAAAGAGATCGAAGAACTGATCACCCGTCTCCGTCTCCGCACCATGATTCAGGGTTTCTCTCGCCAGCTCGCCAAGTACGGCGACATGTTCCTCCACCAGAGGTTCACCTACGAGGGTCTGGACAGGATCCTCTTCCTGCCTCCCCAGTACATCCAGCGCGTTGGTCCCAGTGTGGACCTCGTGAAGTTCTTCAAGATCGACCAGCAGCTCATGAAGGTTTCCCCTCGTCAAGACGGGATGCTCCTCCCCTGGGAGTGCGCTCACTTCCGGATGTTGTCGTTCGGGTTCTCGACCATGTACGGTCGTGCGATCATCGAGCCTGCCCGTAAGCGTTGGCTCCACCTCAAATTGCTCGAAGATTCTGTTGCGATCTACCGCCTGAACCGTGCCGTTGAGCGGATCGTGTACTACATTGACGTTGGTGCTGCCTCGCCGACCGATGGGCTGCGTATCGTCAACCAGTACAAGAGGAAGTTTGGGAACAAGCGTTCCTATATCAACCCTGACTCCGACACGTTCGAGCAGCAGTATGACCCCCACCACATGCTGGAGAATATCTTCTGGCCGGTGAACTCGGGTACTGAACGGTCACGGATTGAAAAACTCCCGGCTCCTCCGGAACAGGGTCAACTCCAAGACCTCGACCATTTCAACGAGAAGCTGTATGTCGCCATGGGCATTCCACGGGACTACCTCACAGGTGAGGTGTCTGGTGCATGGAATTCCCGCGAATCTCTTGCGTTGCAAGACGTGCGGTTTTCTCGTAAGTTGCACAGACTCCAGGTTGCCCTCCTTGAGGGGATGGAGACGTTGATCCGCTACCACCTCGCTGTGAAGTGGGGAGACGCGGATAGAGCCAAGAAGGCCAAGTTCACGTTGCATCTGGCTGACGTGTCGAAGATCGCTCGCCAGCAGTACGACCAAATCCTGCTCAACCGGGTCCAGCTCATGCAGCTCCTCAACGAGATGGGGACGCAGATGAACTTCAACCGTGATGAGTGGATCAAGTACATCCTTGAGGCGTACTACCCTGACCTCGACAAGGACATGATCGAGAAGCTGATTATCCCTGACGAGGCCCTGAAGGCCGCTCAGGACGATTTGAACCAGGATCAGATGGATCAGCACAAGCAGATGGCTACCAACACCGCAGCCGCCTCTGTAGCGCAGGCTCAGGGCATCGCAGGTGTCCAGGGTAAAGGTGCCGGTGACCCCAAATCCAACAAGGCAGCGAATGAAGACTTCCGGACTCGCGTATTGGATGATCTGAAGACCCGTGATATCGTCGAGCAAGACATGGACGTGATCAGCGAGGTTCTCCACAATTGGACCCCGTCTGACGAGGCCCATGCAATGACCCTTGCGAACACTCCGACCCCGCCAGTACCGACCCAGTGGCTGACCGAGGCCATCAAGTCGGCTGGGACAGCGAGGCCGAAGTCGTTGACGGAGGAGAAGTAATGGAGGAGTGAGTGTCTGTAACTTTCCAGAAACTAGCAACCAGAGTATGGACCGTAGTTGACCAAGACCCGCACTACCCGAAGCTGACACAACAGCAGCTCATGGCGCTGATGTACCGTATGTTCGACGAAATTGGTGATGCCCTCTCCCACGGGGAGGACGTGTACCTTGAAGGATTCGGGCGGTTTTACCCTGACTGTAAGCCGCCTCGAAAAGTGAAATCTGGTTTGACCGCAGAGACGCACATGACCAAGTTCAAGGTCTTCGTGCGTTTTAACGCGTTCAAGCAATTGAACGGGCGTGTACAGCGGTTCATGCACCGTATCGGACTGACTGGTGACGAGGAGACTGATGATGTTTAACACGAAGCTGCCCCATATGACCCAAGAGCGCGAAGAGCCTGAAGAGTTCACCACCGTCGAGCGTGAGATGGCCAACGCGTATGCGTCTACCCACCCGGATACTCCTAGTGTCGAGGAACCCGATACTGAAAAGCCGGATGCCAAGTAAGGAGCTACTCGAAGCGAAGAATATTGGTGGCCATGCCAAGGCGAAAGACCCCTGGCGTCACCATGCTATCGCTGCGGTTATCAACTCTGCCCTACGCCCCAAGCGCCATCAGGTGCATCATGACGTAGGGCAGCGTTTTACGTTCCCCCAGTTCGCTCGTCTGGAGTCGCAGTGGAGGCGTACCCTCACCAAGTTATTCGCCGGGATAAACCCCCCTGACCCCGCCACGACGTACGACGATAAGGGCCAACCTAACCCGAAGGTCAAGGCCCAACCGGACATCCCTTCCAACCGCAAGATGAAGGGGCTGTTCCGTAAGTTCTACACCTCGGCCTTTGAACTGGGCAACAAGTCGATCAAGGGCGGGTTCCTCGGTGGGCGTATCGACGAAGAAGACAAGCGTTGGATGGAAACTTTCCTTAGAAAAGAGTTCGACTACTGGAAAAAGTTTATATCCGACACGAAAGCCAAAAAAACGAAGATGGATCCCAAGCGTCGAGTGGAGATGTACGTCCAGACGCTCCACACCATGTACGACACGGCCCGAGTCCTGGGATCCTCAGTCACCGCACTCTACTACTGGGAGACTTCTCCTGCGGAGCACTGCTCGCACTGTCTATACCTCGCAGCTAAGAGTCCATTCATCAAGGCGAATCTGCCGACCGTTCCCGCCTCTGGGGACACTAGCTGTAAGAGCAACTGCAAGTGCCATCTACGGATCGAACACCCTACGGTACTCCGATACCGTCAGGTTAAGAAGCTAGCTCCGACACGAGATGAGCTACTTCGAGGAATGCGTGCCTTGAAGTAGCAGGCCCCGGTATTCATTATGTAATGGGAGTGAGCCTATGAGACCCGACCTAACTCTTGACGAGATCCTCGAACAGTGCCTCGCACAAGATCTTTCCCTCGATGACATCGCGGAGTATCTTCTCCACGAAGAGCGGGAAGACTGGAAGCGAGAACTGATTGAAGTGCAGACCGCCACGACGCGAAGAGTGGGATCCGGTGGGATCATTCGCACAAAGATTCGTGGCCGAAAAGATCCTAGACGTCGGATCGCTGCTCGCCGAGGCGCAATGAAGGGACGTGCTGCTCGTGCGCGTGCTGCCCGTAACCCGAGATCTAAAATGCAGCGCAAGCGCACAATGGCAACCCGTAACCGTATGGGTATTAGGCCGTTGGGCAATAAGGTAAGAAGGCCCAAACGACAATCTCGCCCCAAGCTGCGTAGACCTCGTGCCGGTAGTCGCCCTCGCACTGCTCGACGTTCGTTCCGTAGGCGGTAAGCATGGAAGCATTTGGACCTTATCACTCAGCCGCTGCGCTGTTGGAAGCCCTCCAGGGTGAGAAATTTAAGTACGGGGTAGACGACGATTTCTCGCCCCGTACTTGGAGTGTGTTCGACACCGTCGAGATCGGTGAATCTACGAAGTGGAAATGGCTCACGTCAAACAAGAATTTCACCTCGATCATGATCCCCGCTTTCCTCGCAACCAAGGCGTCGGACCCCGAGGTATACGCCCAAGTTATGCCCAACTCCGATATGCCCCAGGATTTTCAGAGGGAGTTCAAGGATGCTCACAACTCCGCGAGCACAGCCTTCATGGCTGGCAGGGCTATGGAGAACGGCTATCCTCCTGTGACAATGCGTGTATACCTCGTTGGTCCTGCCCGAGAGGTCTTCGTCGAGCTAGCCAAGAAGGCACAGCAAGACTGGGGTAAGGTCCAAGATAAGAAGGGGTCACTGGACAACCTCATCCGGTCTATGAAGACTTCTGCGGTGAGCAAATACCGCCAGAAGAAACAGGTCTACGGATGGATCGATCTCTCCCGACAGACTATCCGTACAACCCAAGGTCACCCCTCTATGCGGTTCACCGAGATCGGGCGGGATATCCAGTATCTCGCCGGGTCGGCGGATACCGTCCAAAAGATCAATGAGCGTGACTGGGCCGCAGCGGTCAACTCCATCTCGAAGAGCAACACCCTTGAGCACGCCGTCGATGCGCTGATGAAGCACTACATCACGACCGCGTGGGGGGTCAATGGCGAAGCGGGGTTCGTTGAATTTGTTAAGGAGTCCCCAATCGGCCCGCAGAAGGTCGTAGAGAAGGCCCTGGAAGATAACAAGAGCGCACACGACGTGATCAAGAAGATCGCCCATGCCAAACCCCCAGAACGGATGAAGAAAGCGCCTACGGGCAGTCTCGTCATCGGTTCAGTTCGAGCTGAGGGCGGGGATATGCGGTACGAGACCGTGACGGCCAACCAGAGTATGCGTGTGTGGCTACGAGCGGATGGTACGTTCTCGAAGCCTGCGGAGAGCGTAGACCAGCGTGCCCTGTTCGACATGCCCGCCGTGAAGAACGTAGGGGCCATCGTGGACGTCCCAGGCTACAAGGCTGTCTTCGGCATCTACATCGACCACCCGCTCATCAGTCCTGGCCTAGCTGGCCAGACATGGTGGTACCAGAAGCAGACGATCTACAACAAGGCGTTGGAGCACTACGGGGAGGTCACCGGAGACCGTCCTCACCTGACCTACTACATGGTGGCCACGACTGGCCCTGACGCGGGTATGGTCGTCTCCCGTAGGGACATGGACAAGCGTTCGGACAATCAGGCTCAGCACTTCAAGAGGGAAGTCAAGCGTGTCCTCAAGACAGCCTTGGACAAAAACAAAGAGGGGCAGCGGATGTTCCCCTCCTATATGGAAAAGTTCGACATCGACATCAAGGAGCTGAAGAAGGCTAACCCACAGTATACCAGTGGGTTCGAGACCCCGGACAACCCGATCAAGGAAAACCCCCCAAGTTTCACCGAAAAGAGGTGGAACGCTTACGTCATAGATCTTCGCAAGTACTTCAAGACGAATATGGGGCTGAACCTGTCTGCTCTGGAAGACAAGAAGTGGAAGGACAAATCTGGGGAGATGCTCCCGCTCGTCTGGTCTCGTGGTGAGATCCAGAAGAGACTAGCCATGCGTCGGATCAAAGACGTCGGTGGCGACAAGAAAGAGAAGTGGGCGCTGTACCTCATTCAGTACGTGCTCGCGCATGGCCCTTCGGAGACCATGGCCAGCCCGACGTTCATGGTCCCCCTCAACGTTGTCCGGTCCCGCAGGGTCGATATCAAGCCGATGAAGTTGACCGGTGTCCGTGAGACCGCTCTCAAGAAGTGGCTCCGTGACAACCATGGCGACTTCAAGTTCTTCGATCAGGTTCACGCGTGGGCGTTCATCAAGGCTCACCCGCTCATGAATTTCCCCTACGCCCGGTTGATCCGGCCATCGGTATCTACCGACCCCAAATCCCGTGAGCGGTTCAACAGTCGGCTCCCGAAGGGCATCCAGGTCACGGAACGTGGTTACCGCATCAACGGAATCTCATACGACGCCTACATGATGGTCGTGGCTATGCCTCCTTCTGCGGCTGAGAAGAAGTTTGGTCTGTTGTCCCGCAACAAGACCGCCCGCAAGATCATCTCTGACAACGATATGATCACCCGCCTGCGCCGTACGGCGAAGGGTCCACGCCAGTCTATGCAGGAGCTTAACCTGTACGCGGCACCTACTCCATTTGTTGGCGCTGGGGATCCTCATCCGGATGACGGTAAGGTGAGCTATAAACTGAAGGGCCGTGTAACTCAGC